TTTGGGACATATGTTACTCTATCCTCAAAACGCTTGCCGCCTGAAAAACCACGGACTAATAATTCATCACCATACGGCGATACATTTGTATAAAATTCTTGCATTAATAAAAGTATATTATATCACAATTGACTTGAAAAGTCAAGCTTATTTTTCGAAATATTTTGCTATTATATCTAATTGGTCTTCGTATTTAGCAATATGGTCAAGTTCTTTTTCTATTGTTTCCACAATATCAGAATGCTCGCCAATGCCAATGGCATTTCGTAAATAGATATCTACATTTGCTTTATGTTTATCTATGTTGCCTTGAGCGCTAGACTTAAGCGCTTGTAGTAATATTAATTTATTCTGTGGGTCTGGTGTCATTGTTATCCTCACTTGGTTTCTTACCAATATTATATTTAGGTTCCAATATCCAATCGTTCTTTTCCTTAAATGGTAAAACTTTGATTTGTGATAATGGTGCCTTGTTGTCAACAGGACTTATCAACTCAATAAGTCCCCAATCTGCTAGTAATTGTGAGATAGTGTTTCTTCTCTCAACATCATTAACAGATATGTTACTTTGTTTGCCATCGAGGGCAAATAGTTCTTTGAAATGGACAATAAAATACCTACCTTGTTTATGTAGTATGTGGCAAGATTGATATATTTTTCGTTCTTTACGACTTGCTACACCAATTCTTGTTAATGTTTCTCTAATCTTTAGGAAATCGTCAGGTTCTTTTAACTTGACTTCGAGCATTTGCTCTGGCTTCCATTCTATAGTATCACTCATTTTTTCCCACCCCTATATAATGTTTCTTTTATATATTCAATCTGTTTTTTCGTAAGCAATTCAAGTGCCTGTTTAGCCTTTTCGTTGCTATATCCGTAATATTGTTTAACCACATCTAGGTTGCTTAACTTTGACGCCTTTAACCACTTACTAAACCTTTTTTTAGGTCTAATAGTATTTAGTAAAAATGAAAACTGCATATGCTTTGTTGCATGATGTAACCTATTCATTTCGTTGGCATACATTACGGTGTCTGGAAAATATGAGAGACCTTTATTGATTATATAAGGTGGATATTTCTTTTCCCAATCTTTGTCATCTGTATCTAGTAACTTCTCCTTTGACCAGTTTATCGCCGTTAGATACTTTGTTAAACCATAATCACTCACTTGAATTTACACTCACCCATAATTTCTGTAAGGCAAGCAACCATATTCAATTCAGGATCCGCTACAAAGGCATTCTTGTATTGATAATCAGCAAGTAAAATAACCATGGCAGGAATAGTATTAGGTTCTAATACTTTGTAAAAGTTCTCATACAGTTCTTTGTAGAGACCTGCTGGGTCTTTATCTATGTTATCAACTATCCACTTTCTCATTTCTGGAAAGTTTCTTTTCTTTAGTGCCTGATTAAGACCTTGTATATTCATATCTGAAATAGATACAAGTATACCAGTATCAATCTTACCACTTACACTATAGCGTTGTAGTTCATTGATAGTTCGTCTAAAGTCTGGATAGAATTTTATAATTAATTCTGCCAATACTTTAGCGTCAAACTCAATTGCTTCTTGCTCTAGTATTTTAGATAATCGTTGATGAAATTGTCCTGCAAGATTTGATTTATCCTTTTTCTGTATTGTAAAATTAATTACAGTACATCTGGAATGGATGGCAGGAATGATTTTGTTTTTGTAATTACATGTAAAAATAAATCTACAGTTATTACTAAATGTTTCTATAAAGTTTCTTAAAGCAGGCTGAACACTCTCAGCATTCATATAATCTGCTTCATCTACAATTACAACTTTAGGTTTATCTGTTTCAGACAAACTAACCGTAGAAGCAAATGCTTTGATTTGATTTCTAACAACATCAATGGAACGACCTTCGTCAGAACCATTAATCATCATTACATCTAAATCAAGTTCATTACATAATGCTTTTGCTACAGTAGTCTTGCCTGTGCCAGCAGTACCGCTAAGTAGTAAATTAGGTATTTCGCCTTTAGATAGTAATTGTTTAAATGTACTCTTAATCTCAACAGGTAAGATACATTCATCTATTGTACTTGGACGATATTGTTCCGTCCATAAAAAGTTTTCCATAATAAAATCCTCATTAAATTAGCCAGTATATTTACTTGTATTCTCTAATGCAACCCAATATTGAATTGATTTAGATTTGTGTTTGAAATTACTAATTAATTTAGATGAGATTGCCACATCATAATCACCAGGTAACATTTTCAAATGCTCTGTTTTAAAATGAAATACAAATGTCTTATCACTTGTACCTACTTTTAAATTAAAGTTATTGGCAGTATCATTCTTTTTATCTATTGCTGATAATGTAATATCACCACCATCACTTGTTACAGCGATATCTGGTAATTGTAACATTGCAGCCGCTTTCTTAACTTTTGTTAAGTCAGTTTCAGTTAAAGTAAAATTAACTTCCGCTTCTGGCATTTTAACATCTTTTTGAGGTGTTGTTAAAATAGAGGCATCAGCAAAGTAATACTTTGACTTTGTTTTAGTACCTTCTTCACTAATTGATAATGACTTATCATCAAAAGTAAAAGTAGGTTTATTAAATAGAGACATCACGCCTAAAAATTCAGATAGGTCATAGATGGCAATATCTTGTGGAAATTCTTCTTCTACATTAGCAGTAGCAAGAATATTCTTCATTGTAGAGATAGTCTTTAATTGTTTACCAGGATTAATCATCAAGTTTGGATTAATGTCTGAAAAATTTTTAAGTATCTCTTTTGTTGCTTCACTTAATTTCATTATATATTCTCCTTAATCATTTGGATTGTTTAGTTTTTCACTCATTACAGATTGTAATGGTGCTTCATTCAAAGTGTCAAATAAAGACAATTGACTATTGTAATGGTCTTGGGACAATTGTATTATAGCATAGTGTATAACTTTCATAAGGTCTTTCTTATTCTTGCCATCTTTCTTGCCATATCTTTGGGCATACTTTAAAATATTACCCATACAAAAACCATTACCGTGTCCTTGGTCGATAATAATTTCAGTAGCTTGTTTTTGTGATTGTGCATAATGTGATGAATAAGTTTCATCAATATATCTTTTCACATCATCTAATATTATATTTTCTTTAAATTTATACATAATGGTATCCTATCATAATTCTGGTGATTTGTCAAGCTTCAAATTAAATGAGATTGAAATTCTTTCCTCTTGTTCGTTTAGATTTGGTAAAACATAATGACTTAACCAGTTTGGAAATAAGTATAGATTATTTTCTTGTGGTATATAACCCATTACATTTGGCACATGGTCCCATTCTGTATTGTGCAATGGTGATGGATGTTCGAAACATAGATTACCACAATTTTCTGGTGTTTGTACATAATAGACACCACTCACATATGCTTTTGAATGAACATGTGGTCTATTGTAATCTCTATAACTATTAAAGTTAACCCAGACATTATCTAATTTACACCAATCATTATTAATATAATTTGTAAATTCATTACCTGCTAATTCTATTTCTAAAAACAGGTCATTTAATTCTGGATGTTCGCCAACTAAATCTTCACTTTGCCAACCACCTATGTTAGAAACTTCTCTACCTTTACCATGTATTCGTAAACCTTGGCAATGGTGTTTAATCGCTGCTAGATTTAAGTTTAATGGTTTATGTAAGATTGGTGTTGTAAATAAAGGACTTATGTTGCTCATAAGTATGCTTTCAGTATGCCTGTAAATAACAAGGTTGCTAATGCACCATTTAACATTATTAGTGCTCTGTCATGCCATAGTATTCCTACCCATAACCAACCTAATGTTCCTACAAAACTAAAATACAAATCAAACATATGAAAACCACCTGCTGCTCTAAAGCAAACTGCTGTAAGTATCAATACACTTGATACCCATTTTACATACCAAGATAAATCGTATTTGGGGGTAATCTTTTTAAATACTCTTGTTGAATTGAGTTCTTTTATTTTTTGGTCTAGTTTTTTGTAATTCATAATATAATTGTTAGTTCAATGGGTGGGCATAGCGCCCACCCTATCATTTATTCATTATTTAATTTTAATAGTTCGAGGTTTCTTTTCCTCTGGTACTATCTTTTCCAAATCAATGAGTAGCATACCATCTTCCATTTTAGCACCATTTACTTGTACATCATCTGCAATTGTAAATTTTCTTGTAAAATGTCTTTTAGAAATGCCTCTATGGATAGTATCTTTTTCTTCCTTATCACTCTCAACTGATTTAATAGTTAATTGATTGTCAGCATATTGAACATCAATATCTTTCCTGCTGAAACCAGCAAGTGCAATCTCAATTTGATAATTGAGTTCATCAATTCTATTAATGTTGTAAGGTGGATAAGTTTGATTTTGACTTCTTGTATATTCTAAATGATTATCAAAGTGGTCAAAAATACTATCAAAACCTACAGAAAATGGTCGTAGGTCGTTCCATATAGATAGAGTTTTATTCATTTGTTTTCTCCTTTTAAGCGAGTTAATAAAAACGATACCTCACAATGAGCGTATCATAAGTATTTATATAAGTACGGTTTAATTTTTTACAAGCCCAAACCGTAAAAAGGCAAAATGTGTTGACTTTACGAGAGGCAACACTCAAGCAGGACTTATGAATTGCCTGCATGACTATTTATACTAGGCAACTGCCTGTCCTTCTAATGCCATAAGACCTGCGGCCACTATCGCTTTTGAAGGTGTACCAATTCTGTAACTGGTACCAGTAGAAGATTTATTGATATAAACACAATGTCCATCTTCTCTTAACTTATTCACCACACTTCTTGGTGATTTTAAGTTATATTTGTTTTGTGCATCCGTCCATGATACACTTGCACCTCTTAACATAGCGTTAAGAAATCTAGTGCTATTTGCTATTTTCGCTCTTCCCATAATATTATACTCCTTTAGTTTAGTGTTATGGTTGTTTTTCCGCCGTTACAACAGAAATTCGTATTAAGATTCCCTTTCACGCTGCTTCTTTAATTTAGCAACACGCTTTAGGTTCTCTTTATGTTTTCTTTGTCTCTTTAAACTAGGTTTTTCGTAATACTGCCTTTGTTTAATTTCTTTTAAGAGACCTTCTTTTAAAACTTTTTTCTTAAGCGTTCTAATCGCTTTCTCTACATTGTTATTTTTTACTATTACTGTTATAGTCATATCTTTATTTTATTGGAGCGGATCCTTTGTACTGCCCAAAGTTCTCTTTACTGGTAGCAAAGCGTATTACTTTTATACTTAACCCGCTCAAAGTAGAACAAACGGTGGCGGGTTTATGAAATCCGCCACCTACGAGGTCTACATTATGAATGAATTTCATACTAGATTGGTTGGTTGATTGGATCAACTTCCTTCTCCATTATTATCTCATCATCATTGATATTTCCTGATAAGTCTTCTAGGTCAACTCCTGAGTCCACTTTAGAATACAAATCTAGGAAACTGTTTTTAGTATCATCATCAAATCTGTTTACACATACTTGAACAGATTTTAATTTGTTCTTAAAGATTGCATAAGCATTAATGATATGTACTAGTCTTCTAGTAGCGATTATTTCATCAACACCGCCATCATAAAAAGTTTTTCTAATTACATCTGCCCATTTAACTAGGTTTTCTGTAAATTTACTATCTTTTAAGTTATAAGCATCCATAACATTTTCAAGTATTTTTTGTTCTACTTTAATTGGAGGATACTGTTGCTCAAAAGTAACAGGAAATCTTTCAAGGAATGCTTCATTGAGTATATTAGTACCAATAAATCTTCCGTCATCACTACCTTTACCTTTAGTATTGGCAGTAGCAATGATATTAAAACCAGGTTGTGGTTCTATAAATTTACCAATCTTTTTAAGGAAGACACCGTTGCCTTCAAGTATTGGTTGTAAACACATAATCTTATTAGACGCTAAATCAATTTCGTCTAATAATAGAACAGCGCCTCTTTTCATAGCGTCAACAACAGGACCATCATGCCATACTGTTGCACCATTTACAAGTCTGAAACCACCAAGTAAATCGTCTTCGTCTGTTTCAACTGTTATATTAACTCTAATTAATTCTCTTTTTAACTCAGCACAACTTTGTATTATATTTAAAGTTTTACCGTTACCAGATAAACCAGTAATAAAAGTAGGATAAAAGATTTTTGATTTAACAATATTCTTAATATCTTTGTAGTTACCAAAAGATACAAAGGTCGCCTCTTTAGAAGGTACCAAGTTATCAGCGGTACTTTCAGTAGATTGTAGAGTAACCTTTTCTTGTGGTTGTTCAATAACTGGTTTAGGTTTTAAATTCTGTTTAACATTTTTAGAGGGGTTAACCATACCGTTAACAGGTAATTTATATACGCCACGACCCACTTTGTAGTCTCCTGAATTTACTAACCAACTGTTACCAGTTAAGTTAAATTTAGTCTCAATTTCTTGGACTTGTTTTCTAGTAATGGTATCTGTACCAAACTCCTTGAAAGCAGTCTCAACAAATGTTTTTTGTTTATCATTTAGTTTCATAATGTAGTCCTTTTTTTAATTATCTCTATATCCTATCATAGTTTTGCAGAAAAGTCAAGCATATTCGTACAATTAAAACCTTTATATTTCAATGGTTTAGCAATTATTTTACTTGACAATTTGTCGCAGCTGTTCATTATGCTACTCTTTCTACAAATTTATTCAATAAAACCCTACTAGTTTTCTTTGTTTTTAGAGTTTTAAGAAACTGTTGCTTCATTTTCGCTGGTGTCATAGAAGGTTCTATATTCGCTTCTTCATCAACGATTTTCAAATTCTTTTTAGGTAAGATAAACAATTCATCATAACCATTGTCAGTAATGATACCAACTTTGTCTTTTCTTATTTGTTTTCTTACCTTTTCAACACCTTCGTGCCCTGCTGTTACAGGTAGAAAAGTATTAATATCATAATAAGATACATTGTTTCTAGCAGAAATATAAAAACCAATTACTTTACTACCAGTTTTTTTCTTAAATAAATCTAACATAGGTTTATGTGATTGATTAAATCCATAACCATCATATTTAATATTTGTTTTTGTTTCATTATCTTTAATTACTAGATTTGATTTATAAGATGGATCACTAGATACTGTATTGTCATCCATAACTACACCAGTTAATGTATGACCACAACCATCAGTTAAAAAGATTGTATTCATTTTCTGTATTCTGTTTTTAGAAATAAAGTCTTTAACAATAGTCGTAGCAGCAATGATACAAGGATCAAGTGGCGTACCACCAAGTCTCATACATTGTGGAGATTGTACTGGATTAATTTGATTTTCATCCGGTTCAAAACGGTATCTATTTCTATAACTCAATGAGTATTTTTGATAACTCTCACCAATACCAAAAAGGTTTTGCATACCTTCGTTATATTCTCTTGGTTTCATTCTACTAGATAAAAAGTTTATCAAGGTAACATTTTCTACAAATAAATGACCAGGTTTGTGATTAAAAGGAGCAACATCAATTGATTTTCTATCACTTCTCCAGTAATCGTCTGTTTCTTTATTAGGTTGAAAATATACTGAATTAATATCTGAAAAAGCATAAACTTCAAAAGGGATTTGAACTGCTTTACAAAACATAACTAAATTCAATGTTTGATTAATAGTATCTTCTAAATTATCACCCATACTACCAGACCAATCAATAAACATCATCATGCCATGATTTTTAGCACCTGGTTCTATTTGTAATTTTTTAAAGATATCATCATTATATTTGTAAGAATGTAATTTGTTCATATTTAAAGAACCAGATAACGCTGTTTGTGTTTTGTTATAGTTATCTGCCGCTTTTTTCATTTCAAATTCTTTTGCCATATAATGTACGGTTTTCATTTGTTTTCTTTTAAACTCAGCAAATCTTTGATTTCTTTTTGTAATGTCTTCTAATTTATAAGTATAACTATCTTTAGTATAATTTTTATTAAGATATTCTCTAAACTTAGCAGTTACAACTTTATAATCAATTACAACACCAGATTTTGTATCTGGTAAAGTAACATAAAAATTGTCTCTAGTTTTTTCATCAGTTTTTGAAAGAGCACCTTTATTTTCTTCAAATGCTACATCAGTTTTTGCTTCGTTTGTATTTTTAGTAACACCAGCATTTAATTCTGGGTTGTGTCCTGCTTCGTTACCTGTACTTGCTTCTTTTGTTTCTTTTGTTTCTTCGTTGCTTTCAGGTTTATCATTGTTAGATGAGGCAGTATTGCCTTCATCATTATCTTGTTTGTTTTCTTCTTCACCATTACCACCTTCTGTTTGTTGGTCACCTTCTTCGTCACCTTCTCTATCTGAGGATTCAGTTTGTTCTGCTTCTGGGTCTTCACCTTCTTCTAATTGACCGTTTTGATTTTGTAAACCTAAAGGGTCTTGTTCTGGATCATAATTTTCTTCTTTACTATAAGCAAATATTTTTTTAGCAAGGTCTATAACATCATCAAAGGTAACTAGTTTTTGTGATTGTTCAAAAAAATCTTTTTCTATATCATTAAACTCAATAAGATTTTCTAAATTACCAGATTTAGTATAGATATTAAGTCTATCAATAAATCTCATTTTGTTGGCGTCTTCTTTTATATTACCAAAAAATTTTCTTTCAACTAATTCTTTGTAACCATTAAAATAAGATTTTCTTAAACCAGGATATTTCTTCTTCATATTCATATCAATTCTAATGTCTTCAATAACATTAAAATATGAATGAGGAATATCTTTCATTTTTTCTTTTAAAACATTTTCATCTTGTGGAGTGTATAATGCATGACCAACTTCGTGTCCGCATAAAAGGTCATATAAATCGTTAGACATATTCTCCCATATTGGAAGACATAATGTTCTAGTTTTAGGAATAAAATAAGCAGTCTTAACTTTTCTGTGTTCAATGTTAAGATTTTCTGTTGCAAGTAATCTTGCTAAATTTGATTTTTGCTCTTTACTAATTTGTTTCATAATACCTCGTTAATTATTCTTATATCCTATACCATTTTGGTTCATTTGTCAACAAAATAATATAAATTAAAATCGTTATATTTCAATGGTTTAGCATTTTATTAGTGTTGTATTTTTGCAACACTCTTGGTGTTCTCTATATGTTCTCATCTTCCTACTTGTTTTAGATACTTATTTTTTGTTTCTTCCCATGATAGATGTATCAAGTCATCATAATAAAGTGATTCCATGTTTGTCCTAGATTGGTTAATCAGCGATTTTATACGCTTACTAGCATACTTGTTCTTCCATACATTTACAAGTCCTTCAATACTACTATCAAATGATTTCTTTAGTTTATCTTCTTCTATTTCTTCTCTTAAAAACTCACATGTATTGTCGTATAGTGTACTGAAATAGATACCTCTACTATGTGCTGACTTTGTAATTTCTTTAGGTATACCTAGTTTACCATAAGCAAATGTATGACTTCTATTTCTATGGTCTCTCTTATAAGGTTGTCCTGTAGGTTTTGTAGCACTATACCATTCAAAGAATTTTCTAGTATGATTTTCTTTTAACCAATCTCTTAACATTTGTATTGTAGGTTTCGTTGCTTCATATGATACACTACCTGCACTATGACCTCTTTTCTTCCAGTATTTTAGATTTTGATACTGACTAAAACTACCATAGAGACTTGTTGTTGTAACACCAACCATTGTATCACCATATTCTTTTTTCCATGTTTCTTGTACTTTATCAGATAGACATAATAATGCCAGTAACTTACCACCAGTATAATTAAAACCTAGTGGTTGTAATGGAACAATCGTACTACCAATAGCAGTATGATTAATCATCTTTTTAGTTTTTCTTTCTCTATCCCAACCTATGTAATTATCTCTAGGTGTTAAATCTAAAAAATCACTTGATATACAAATGACACCTAGATATTTCTTTGTTGGTTTATCTCTTACTATAAAGTTTAAATTACGACCTATATTGTTATTG